GACGGCATCGAGGCGCGCGTGCGCTGCTGGTGGAACCTGTTCTTCGACAAGCCGGGCTCGAACGGCGTGTTCGCGGCGCAGTAAACCGAACGAACTGCAACGGGGCCCCTTTAACGAGGGGCCCCATCGAGAAAGGCTGAAACGATGCGGGAATTTGCATCTTTGTCGAACATCCCCAAGAGTCGGAAGTACAGCATCCGCGGGCTCGGAGCGAACGACACCGCGCTATCCCTCCAAGAGGGCGGGCGTGGCATCACTTCGACCTGGATCAGCGAAGGCAAGTACAAGCTCAAGTGGGACGAGAATCCCGGGTTCTTCATCAAGGCGAACGCGAACCTCGCGGGAACGGACCCTGCGCTCTTGAAAAACTGGTCGATCGGCTTTTTGCCGTACAACACGACCACCCGAGAGCTCGAGATCTGGATCCACAACGGGGCGGGCACGCTCGCTGACATCGTCGCGAACCAGTACCTCTACATCGAGGTCGAGTTCGCGGAGACCGAAGTCCGGTAACTGAAACCCGACCGCGGCGGTTAAACGCCTGCCGCGGTCGTTTTTCGAGGGCGCGATGGCACGAACCTTTACACTGCTCACGCTGGTCAATCGAGCGCGGAAGCGCGTGGATATGGAGAACGACGACTCCATCTCCCTCAGCGAATGGAAGGAGATGGTCTCGGAGATGTATGCCGAGCTCCATGCCGTCATCGTAGAGACCGGCGCACGCGTCTTCGAAGCAACTCAGAATCTGACGGCGGGGAGCACGGCGCTGCCGGCGGACCATCTTTCGACCATCGGCGTCGATTACGTTTACGACACTACGGCGGACAAGAGGCGCGCGCTGGACGAGCTCATGGTCCAGGAGCGCAACGAGCTCCGCGGGCTCACTGGCGAGTCGCAGTTCTACGCTCACGAGGGCGCGAACATCGTTCTTTACCCGACGCCGATCGCCGGCCAGACCTACAAGCACCTGTACGTCCCCATCCCGACGGACTACTCCGCGTCGGCCGATGGCACCGCGATCGACGTGGTCACGCCTCACGGCGACCAGTTCATCATCTGGGGCGTGACGATGCTTGCCTGTCACAAGGTCGAGCGCGATCCGCGCGACGCCGAGCGGCACTTCGAGAAGTATCGCGAGAAGGTCACCGAATGGGGCGTGCTCCGGTTCCTGCACGCTACCAGGCGCCAGGTGGTGCGCGATCCGCGCTACATCGACCCGGCGAGCTATAGGCGATGAACCTCACCCCGGTTCTGGATACGAAGCTCGCGGACGAAAACCTCGAGCGCGTGCGGCGCAACCAGGCGGACGTCCTGAAAAGCCACGAGCGCGGCCTGCTCGAGCTCGAGGCGAGGATCAGGCGTCGCTGGGCGATTTTCCATCGCACTACCGATCAGACCCTCCTTGGCACGAACGGCCTCGTCGAGTTCACTCATATCCTCCGTAAGCGCGGCGACTTTGCTGTCGATCCGCTCAAGGGGATGCGTATCCCGCCCGGCTGCTGGAAGCTCACTTGCGGCATGGTGGCGACCCACACTCTCACGTTTTCCTCCAACGTGATTTGGTATCTCGACCCCATCGGCAAGAACGCCGAGATGAGCTGGACGTATCTCGGTCCCAAGGTCAACACGGCCGGGATGCGTGGTTTCGCGCTGAACACCAGCACGACGAACGTAAACGCTGGCGGCCTCGGGACCGAGGCCATCGGCTACATGAAGAACACGAATCCGACCTACGTCGGCGTTCGCATCATTGTGAGCGGCGGTACTTCGACGGTCCACGCGAACTGGACCAAAGCGATGGCTGAAGAGATCGATCCTTGGGATGAGTAGATGACCATCGACTGGCAACTCGTGCAGGTCCCCTTCGGCGGCGGCGTCGATCAGCAACGCGACCCGCGACTGGTCAACCCACCGAATGCGGCGATCCTGAACAACGCGGTTTTCGACGACATGGGCGGCTACCAGACCCGCCTCCCCTTCGTCGCGCGCTCAGCGACCGACACGTCGGGCGTGGCCATCACCGACATTCGCAAACTCGTGCCCTACGGCGACGAGCTCCTGCTTTTCTCCAAAGAGAAGATCTACAGCTGGAGCGAGCTCGGCGAGGCGTGGAAGCCAATCTGCACATACCTCGCGCCGAAGCTGACGGAGGAGGCGCTCTTCATTCGTACGGCCGATCAGGACCAGTGCGACATGGTGCGAACGCCGAATGTCACGCTGTACGCGTGGCTCGACTCCGCGACCGCATTGGGCGTCTACGTGGCGGCGATGGACCCGGTCACGGGGGCGGTGCTCCTGGCGCCGACCCTCGTGCAGGCGACGACCGGCGAACGTCCGCGGCTGGTGTGGCGCTCCGGGTGGACCCGTGCGCTCCTTTTCTGCGAGACCGCGACGAACACTCTCTCGGTCAAAGCCATCGACCCGACGAGCGTGACGACGCTGGCCTCGACTGTCGCCGGCGGCTGGACCACCGTCTCGACTGCCTACGATGGTTTCTACGACGCCATCTCGATCTCCTCGACGCTGGCCTTCGTCTGCTACGGGCACACGACCGCCACAACCTACGGGTACGCGAGCGTGTCGAACGCAGCGACGCCGGTGGTCTCGGCGAACACGAAAGCGCGCGACGCGTTCAGCTTAATCGCTTGCGCGGTCTCACCCGACAACACTCGCATCGCTGTCATCCGCAACCAGGACGCGACCGGGAACAACGTCCGCGCCGACCTCCTGAACGCGTCCACGTTCGCGGACGTTTCGACGACGCTGACCATCGGGACGATTCCGAACAACACCACGCGTCAGGTCGCTTGCGAATTCCGCTCGGTGACGGATGGAGGCTTCTATCGCTGCTATGTCTATTTCGGCACCCAGACGAACAACGAATCCGACGACAGCACGCAGCTCAACTGGGTAGACACGAACGGCGCCGTCGGAACCGCCGCAGTCTTTGTCCGGCGTGCCATCCCTGCTTCGCGGGCCTTCGACCACGGTGGGAAAACCTTCTGCTGGTTCGTGTTCGCACACGACTCAACCCAGACCGGCATGACGGTCTCGGTCAAGACATCGCTGCAGAACACGTACTTCCTCATGCGAGACGACGGCGAGCTCGTCGCAAAAGCGGCGATGAACTACGCCGGCGGCTATCAGCCGGTAACGAGCTACCTGCCGCAGGTGCAGCTCGACCCGAACGCCGCGAACACGTACGCGTTCCTCGGCCAAGAGCGGAGGCGCATCAGCAACGCGACCTCCGGCCTGTATGCGGATCGAGGACCGCGAGAGATTGCGGTGACGTTCGACTCCGACGAGGCGCGGCGCTGCGTTCAGCTCGGAAAAACGCTTTACGTATCGGGCGGCCAGATTCTCCAGTTCGACGGCGAGGGGATTGCGGAGGTGGGCTTCCACATCCACCCCTGGTACATCGACGTGCTCTCTATCGGCGGCGGCTCTCTTGAAGCCGGAACCCATCAATGGTCTGGCTCATTGAACTGGCAGAACATGAAGGGGGAGTACGAGCGCTCGACGACCGCGGCCTACGAAGAGCTCACGGTCACCGCGGGCCAAAAGGCGGCGATGTCCATCATCCCGCTGTACATGACGCGGAAGCAGTCGCAGGCCCCCTACCTCCGAACCCCTCCGGCGTATGAGATCTGGCGGACGCTGAAGAACCCGCCGGACGGCGCGCCGCGGTACCTCACGAATAGCAAAATCCCGTCGTCCCTTAGCGGCGCAAACTGCTACATTGCAAACGACCCGACCACCGCGTTCCTGCCGACCTACGAGGACTCCTGGGATGACGACACGCTCGACGGCAAGGAGCAGCACCCGGAGAACGGCGCGGTGCTCGAGAACCTGGCGCCGCCGGCGGCTACCATCATCCTTGCCTCGCACGAGCGGCTCATCCTGGCCGGCATCTCGCACGACCCGAACGAGCTCTGGTACTCGAAGCAGCGCGGTAACGGAGAGATCGCGGCCTTCCATGACTCGCTCGTCGTCCAGCTCCCCGCATACGGCGGCAAGATCACGGCGCTCGCATACAACGGGCAGACGCTTACCGTGTTCAAGGAGCGGGCGATCTACGCCCTGCCGGGGGACGGTTTCGACAACTCCCAGGAGGGCTCTAACCTCGGCCCGCCGCAGCTCATCAGTTCCGACATCGGCTGCGCGTCGCACGACCTCGTCGCGACGACGACGAGCGGCATCTTCTTCAAGAGTCAGCAGGGCTGGTACAGCCTGGATCGCGGATGGAACCTGCAGTACGTCGGCGGGCCAATCGAAGACTATGACGGCGACACCTGGAAAGCGGTCGTGGTCATCGAGTCCAAACACCAGATCCGCTGCGTCTCGACGTCGCGGATCATGATGTTCGACTGGACGGCCGACGAAGGGCGTGGAGCCTGGAGCGAGTGGGAAGAGGCCGGTGCGGTAACCAGCTGCTTCTGGGGCGTGAGCGACACTGGCACCTACGGCCCGCACTGGTACGCGACGAACACGGCGGTCAAGCGCGAGAAGCTCGCGCACGGGACCGACGTCACCTACAGCCTGTCGTGGAAGTCTGCGCCGTTCTTCCTCGGCGACGTTCTCCTCGGCGCGAACCACATCAAGGAAATCGGCATCCTTGGCGAGTACAAGAGCGCGCACGATCTGGAGGTCAAGCTCTTCAAGAACTACGAGAGCACGGCGTTCCAGACCAAACAGTGGACGGTTACGCCGGCGGCGACGGGTCCGGAGATCGCTCGCCATCGGCCATCGCAGCGCCGCATGGCAGCGATTCAGATCCAGCTTACGCCGAAGGCGGTCGGAGGTGGCGGAGCGCCCACCGGCGAGGCGCTTAAGCTCGTAGGCGTAACGCTCAAGCTCGGCATCGAGCGCGGGCTCCACAAGGTGCAGGCGGCTCAGAAGCAATAGGAGGATACGATGGGACTCTGGGGCGGAATCAAGAAGGTTGGTCGCGGCATCGGGCGCGGGGCGAAGAAGGTTGTCCGGGGCGTGAAAAAGCTCGGCAACTCGATGGACCCGACGAATAACGAGTACACCGCGGTAGACCCGAGCGGCGGCCTTTCTGGCACCGCTGGCGCGGCCGGCCAGTTTGCCGGCGTCGGCCAGGAGGGCTTCGGGCGGTACAACCAAGGGCTCGACGCCCTGAACGCACAGCTCCGCGGCCAGACGATGGGGCAGAACCTCGTCTCGACCGAGCAGCTCCGCCAGGGCCTGCAGCAGAACGTCGCGGCGCAGCAGTCGATGGCAGCCAGCGCGGCGCCACAGAACCAGGCCATGGCTCAGCGCACCGCCATGATCCAGGGCGCGCGGGCGGCCTCTGGGATGAGCGGCCAGGCGGCGCTGGCGGCGCTCCAGGAGCGTGACCTGGCGCAGCGGCTCCTGGCGCAGAACCAGCAGCAGCAGATGGACGCCAACCTCCGCGCGGCGCTCGAGTCGCGGCGGACGGAAGGACAGGCGTACGGGAACATCGAGGACGCCAGGACCCGACGCTTCGAGGCCATGTCGAAGCAACCGACTGACCTCCAGCGAGGCATGAAGGCCGTATCTGGTGGCGTCAAGGCGATCGGCAAGGTTGCCTCCTTCTTCTCCGACCGGAACCTCAAGAAGGACATCCATGGCGCCGACGAGGACGTGCAGGAGTTCATGGACGGCCTGAAGGCTTACCGCTACGAGTACAAGAACAAGCGCCACGGCAAGGGCAAGAAGCTCGGCGTCATGGCGCAGGACCTCGAGCGCTCGAAGGTGGGGAAGAAGACCGTCCGCAAGCTGCCGGAAGGCAAAGCGGTGGACGTCGCCGATCTCACCTCCGCGCTCGCGGCCGGCACCGCCAACCTGAACAAACGCCTTTCCCGTCTGGAGGCGAAGAGAGCTCGCTAAATGTTCACCCCGCCCGAAGACTGGAATCTGAACCCGGACCTCCTCGGCTCGCTGGGCGATTCGCTGGATCCAGCAGCAGCCCCCGTCGAGGACGCGCCGGCCTATCCGCCGCCCGACTGGTTCGGCGGAGCACCGCCGATCGAGGAGCAGCCGGCCGCTCCCTTGCCCGAGCTCACCCCGGCAGAGGCGGCTCCGTTCGAGGCGCCGCTCGAAGAGGCGGCCCCTGTCGAGGCGGTGGAGCCCGCAGCTCCCTACCTGATGGGGATGCCGGGCGCGCCGACTCAGGAGGACGTCGAGCTCGAGCAGAACCCGGTCGAGGTCGCGAGCGTCGAGGACGGCGGCCTGGTCGCGCCAGCCGAGCCCGAAGCGCCTGTGCAACTGGACGCCATCTCCGGCGGAGCTCTGCCCGAGGCGCCGCAGCCCGAGCTCGAGTCGGCGGTACCGGGCGACGCCCAGGCGCCGATGAGCCCAGAGGACGAGGCCGCATACAACCAGGCCATGACCGACCAGGGCGTGGAGGCCGACGCCGAGGCGGAGCTCGCAGATCTCCAGGGCATGACCGGCCCGCAGCGCGCAGCGTACGAAGCGCGGCGCGAAGTTCTGCGGAAGCAGCGCCAGGAGCGCGAGTACCTGGGTGCCCTGGTCCACGACCGCGAGCTCATTGAGAAGCAGCAGAAGGACGTCGAGGAAATCTTCCGGCAGGCCAAAGAGCGGACCGAAGGGATCCGCGAGAAAGCCATTGCGCTATCGCAGCGCACGCCCGACACGAAGCGGTGGTTCCGCGACCTGCCGACCGCGTCGAAGGTCAGCTTCGCGTTGTCGGGCCTCCTCGATGGAATCTTCGACGCCGACAACCCGAACGAGACCATCGAGTACCTGACGGGCGAGCAGGAGAAGGACATCCAGCGGCAGCGCGACGACATCGCCAACGGCTGGAAGGGGCTCGAGGTGGAGCAGGGTCTGGTGCGTGATTTCGTCCGCGACGGGATGGACCTGCACACGGCCTCGAACGCAGCGCGCATCACCATGATGGCGAACACGCGCGACCAGATCCTGGCGCGGGCGGCTCTTTACGATCCGGCCGGCACGCTGGCTCAGGAAATGTTCAAGGCGGCGGCGCACTCGCAAGGGCTCATCGACAAGGCGCTCCGAGACTTCGAGCTCGAGGAGCGGAAGTACGGGCTCGAGCAGTACCAGGCGCAGACGTCGCGCTCCACCGCCAACCGTGGCTGGGCGGAGCTCAAGTACAAGAAGCAGCGCGATCAGGAAGAGGACCAGATGCAGCGCGAGGGCTGGGCGGTCGAGCTCACCAAAGAGCAGATGAAGATCGATGCCGACAAGTCGAAGGTCGCGGCCGAGAAGCAGGAGCAGCGCGGCGCTCGAGCGATGGTCGATCCGGCCACTGGCGAGGTCGTGGGTCACACCCGCTTCCCGAGCCCGGAGGCGGCGCGCGAAGACCAGAACGCGATGAACGGTTACAGGAACGCGCGGCGCTCGCTCCTCGAGTACGCGAAGCTCCACGAGAAGATCGGACGCACTTATCAGGGCCCCGGCGGCGAGAGCCGGTTCCTTAAGAGCCAGGACAAGCAAGACATGGACGCCGCGTACAAGCGCCTCACGTCGGCAATCGCCATGGCTCAGAGCGGCAAGGCGGCGTCCGACGCCGAGCGGAAGGTGGTCGAGGAGTACATCCCACCGCCCGGCGGCTGGACCACGCGCGCCGACCCGGCAGAGACCACCCGGCAGATCATGGGCTACCTCGACACCGAGCACGAGGGCTTCATGCGCTCGCGCCTGGAACCGGGCTCGGAGGGCAGCCTCAAGTCGTACATGGGTCGAGTGAGGTCGCTCGACTACAACGCGCCAGCGGCCGAGACCGAGGTCGGCAAGCTCTCGAAAGAGGTGCAGAAGCCGGTCGAGGATCGGGCGTGGTGGGTCCTAGATCGCGGCGGCAAGAACAAGTGGGAGGAGATGCGCGCTGCCGAGATGGCTGGGCTCGAGCTCGCCTCGATGGCGAAGAAGGGCGACGCGGACGCGGCCGAGGCGCTCTGGAACGCGTACGAGGCCGGCGGCGACGGGAAGAGTGCATCCATCTCCGCTCTCTACAGCATCACCGGCACGAATCACCCGGAGGACCTCGAGGCGGAGTTCAAGAAAAAGGAGAAGGGCCAGTGGAACCTCAAGGAGTCGCTCGAGAACAGTGAGTACGTCCACGACGTGTACGGGAACCCGTACTACCGCAAGAAGGGCGCGAACGACGGCGGCTACCAGTTTGGCGATCCGAGCTGGAAGGGCCCGCCGAAGATGAGCGGCTCGAGATAACTCATGGGTAGGCTGATTAATAAAGCGACCGGCCAGCCGGAAGTCTTCTCACCGGAGCAGATGCCGGAGAAGCTGTACTCGCAGCAGTACGCGCCGGACCCCACCGAGAAGTACAACGTCCGGGCCCCAAGCGGCGGCATCGAGGGCGTGTCGGGCGAGGCCCTCCTCACGGCGCTCGGCACCGGCTACGAGTTCGAGTCGTCACGCGAGCAATCGCATCGCATGGCGGCCGAAGGACGCGAAGAGGTCTACGGCGGCGTGCGCGGCACGGTTCAAGGAACCGTCGAGGCCATCGGTCGCGGCGCCACCCTGGGGGGGCTCGACGTCGGGCTCCGGCTCCTGGGCGAAGACCCGGAAGCGCTCAAGGCGCGGCGGCAGCACATGGGCAGGGCTGGCACGGTGCTCGAGTTCGCCGGCGCAGCTATCCCGGTCGCGCTCTCCGGCGGCACCGCGGCACCGGCGGCGGCTGGCAGTACCGCGGCACGGGCGGGCGCGGCAGGGCTCCGCGGCGTGCTATCGAAAACGCCGGCGGCGCTCCTTGGCAGAGGCAGCTCGGCGCTCGGTCGCAAGGCTGCCGAGGTCGTTGGCAGGAGCGGCCTTATCGGTAAGGCTGTGGCACCTGTCGCCGGCCTTGCGGTTACGGGCACGGCGGAGGGTGCGGCCATCGGCGGCGCCGAGGGCCTTGTCAACGTCGCGCACACGAGCGAGCCCATCACCCCGGAGCTCATCGCTTCGGAGATCGGGTCGAAGGCGCTCTACGGCGGACTGGCCGGCTTCGTGACCGGCACAGCTGCCGGCGCGGTCACTCAGCTCTCCGCGACCGCCATCGCCATGCGCGTCGCCAAGGCGCCGCTCGAGAAGTACGCCGCGAAAGCCGACGAGCTCGCGGACGTCGGCGGCGACCTCTCAAGAGCAAGCCGGGCCGAGCTCCGGCAGGCCGAAGCCTACGAGCTCAATCGCCTGGAGAAGGTCGCAGAGCGCGAGCGCGTGGACGTCGTGAACGACATCACGCGACTCAACCGTACCGCGCAGAAGGCGAAGGTCGCCGAGACGGTGGCGTTCGACGCCGCAGACGCCGCGGACCGTGCCGTCGCCAACGAAATCGCCAAAGCCGAGAAGAGGCTCCTCGACGTCACATCGAAGCCGTCGAGGCTCGCAAAGAATCCGCGCAAGGCGGAGGCGGCACTCGAGAAGACCCGCGAAGCGCTGACGCGCCTCGTGGAGAATCCAGAGAAGCCGCTCAAGAAAGGTTTCGACCAGGTCGCGAACAACCTGCTCAGTGAAACGAAGCGGGTGCAGGACCGGCTCTCCGCAGCCTATGCGCCACCGACGTCGCCGCGCCTCGACCAGATCGAGATAGCCCGGCAGGCGGCCAAGGCAAGGCGGGGCCCCGGCATCGTGAAGACCCTCACCGACTCCGACGAGCTCTTTGACGCAGTCTCGCGCAACCGCTCAAACGGTACGAAACGGCTCCTCCGGGCGGTCAAGGCCGTCACCGAGACAGCCGACGAAGTCGCGCGCGTGGCGCCGGTTCTCGTAAGCAAGGCGCTGACGGCGCCAAAGTACGGGCTCGTCGAGGAGAACCAGAAGCGCCGCGAGCGCATCCAGCAACGCCACCGAGACGAGGTCCAGCTCGGGCACTTCCGGGCCAGGGCCAAAGAGCTCCAAACGGTGACGGTCCCGAGCCCTGACGGTAGCCTCACCATGAAGCCGGAGGCCCGCAGAGCAGTCTCGCAGGGTCTCGCGCAGTACCGCCAGGTGGACCCGCTCCTGGCCGACCGGCTGGAATCCACGGCGGTGCGCCGGGTCGAGTTCCTCGCGGCGAAGCTCCCCCGCCGGCCGGACATCCCGAACCCGATCCTCCAGTCCGACAGGTGGCGGCCCTCGCGCTACGAGGTGGACAAGTTCGCCCGGTATGCGGCGGCGGTCGAGGACCCGATCGCGATTATCGAGCGGACGACGCAGGGCGTGGTCACGCCCGAAGATGTCGAGGTCCTCCGCGAGGTCTATCCGGAAATCTACAGCGACACCCGGGAGAAGCTCTACACCGAGATCGCCTCTGCACGGAAGACGCTTCCGTACAAGAAGCGGCTCGCGCTCTCCATCTTCTTCGACACGCCGGTAGTGCCATCGATGGACCCGAGAATCCTTCGGACCATTCAGGCGGCGTATGCGCAAGAGCCGGGCACCGAGGGCGGGGCGCAGGCGCCGACCGCTCAGCCTCAGTTCGGCAGCATTTCTAAATCAATCGAAGAGCCCACGCCGGCTCAAGAGCGCGGCGGATGAAAGGTAAGCTATGACGAGAAACCTGGTCGACAATCTTTGGCGTGGTCCGCGACTCCTCATCTGTGAAGCGCAAACCGCATTGCCTAACCCGGTCGAGGATGCCGACATCGGCATCATCGAGAGCATCGGCGAGAGTGGCTGGTTCGAGGATCAGTTCTACATTGTCATCGATCCGGCAGGCACGGTGAACCTCACCGAAGCCTTCTTGCTCGCGCTCCGCCCGGAGCCGGTCATCGTCGCGGACAAGACTCTCACGCCAGATCACACGACGGATTCCTTCACCGCTGCTTCGCACGGTATCGGAACGGGCTGGGGGCCCTTCGAATACACGGCCGCAACGGCCTTCCCGGCTGGCATCGGCGCGTTCGACCAGCTCAGGGGCACGAACGGCTATTTCGTCCGCGCTCTCACGGTCAACACCTTCGCGCTCTACCGGACGCGGAAAGACGCCTTCGCCGACACGAATCGCGTCACCTTCACCGACAACGGCACCGGCGCACAGACGCTCAAGGACATCCCCGAGGCCGGCGCGCATCGGACCCAGAAGATTGTCTTCGCGAACGTCCGCAAGATGGGCGACGACGTCGCTGGCGTCGCGACCGTCCAGCTCCTGGCCGGCAAGGGCTATCAGGATGGACCGTTCGCGCACGAGCCGGGGACGATCGGCTATGCCGTGATGGCGACCTTCTCGGTGGGCGTGGCCATCACGATCTCGGCGTATCCGCGCAAGGTCATCGGCGGGTAATGAATAACGAAGACATGGAGCTCGACCGCAAAATCCCGCGACGTAGGCCCTACGTTCCGTCTACCGTGTCGCGGGACGGTCCGAACAGCGTGGCCTGTCCCATGACGAGCCAGCAGTGGGCGGCGCTCGGCGTCCAGGCGCCGACCCATCTCTACCTTTGCCAGAATCCCTCCGGGTCCATACCGGACGAGCTCGGCGGGCAGAACGCGATCATTGGCGGAGCCGGCCACCTCTTCGAGCAGGTCATCTCCGGCTGGTCGCGGAAGTTCGTCGGTTTCCCCGACGCACAGGCCGGCGCGAACTGGCAGAGGGCGGCCCGGGTCATCGGCGCCGGCTCCTCGGTCGCAATGCTCCTGTACGCAGCCTTCACTGCGAACGCGAATACGCGGCTCCTGGCTGGCGCGTGCGGGAATGGCCTCGGCGCGAATACCGGCCCAGGCATCGACGCCGCGGGCACGACCAACACGCCGCGCCTCTCGACCAACGCTGCCACGACAGCGGGCGGCAGCTCGCACGCGGGCATCACGACCGTCCGTCCCTACCTCTTCATCCGCGACGCGACGAACGACTTGACGAGGCTCTACACCGACCTCGAGCAGGTCAACGTCACGCACTGGGAGGGCGCCAGCTCGTCTGCCATCGCCTACATCGGCGCGTCCGGCGGCTCGACCCGGGAATCGCGGTACGGCTACTGGGCGCTCTGGGAGCCCACCGAGGCGGCGAACCTCATCGCTGCCGGCTACGGAAACAAGACCCTGCTCCAGACCCTCGGCTGGTCCATCCCGTACTGAACAAGGTACTGAACATGCCACCGACCTACAATAGACCCGACACTGGTGGCAGCCACCTCTGCAACTGCCCCTGGTGCGTCGGGCAGATCATGGACCTACGCGACCGGGTGGGTACGGCCACAGTTCTAATCCAGGAGCGCAAGGAGTCGATCGCCAACCTCGGCGAGCGGCTCGGCGCGGCGGAGAACCACCTGGCCACGCTCCGGGAGAAGCGGGCCAAGTCGGAAGGCCGAGACGAGGTCGAGGACACCAGGGCCCGGCAGCTCGGGAAGGCCGGCATCGGGCTCGGCGGCGGCGCGGCAATCTGGCAGCTGATTCAGTACATCCAACAACTCATCGGGGGGTGACCAAATGTGGGGTGCGTTTCAACCGAAGATGAAGCCTGTTAACTGGAAGAAGGTCGCGGTCTGGACCAGCGCCATCGCCGGCGCGGCGCTCGAGCTCGTCGAGGTGCTCCCGCCGAAGGTCGGCGGCACCGTGAGCCTGGTGGCCATGGCAGCGCTCCTGGCGCTCGGTAAGCGGCCGAAGCAGCCGGCCCCTCCTGTCGAGCAGCCCCCGAGGCCGGAATGAAGCTGAGCGAGCTCAATGCGCAATTCGTTGGCTCTGGCGGCGAGGGCATCACGCACAACGGCCAGCCGGTACCCTACCGCCACGGCATCGCCGTGATGATGGAGTGCCCGTGCCGGGAGTGCGATCAGCTGCTGTGCGTGCCATTCTCCAACCCGCTGGACGGCGGTCCTCCCGAGGAGGGGTGGAGCAAGGGCTGGCACCGCGAGGGCGACACGATAGACACGCTGACGCTTCAGCCCTCGGTGCAACGCATGAACCCGCCAGAACTGGGTGGGTGCCGGTGGCACGGATTCATCACAAACGGCGAGGCGGTGACGTGTTGAAGCGTACCGGGGAGCGGGGCGACACCTAAGCGCCGGTCCCGACGGATCGCGTGCGCTCGAGGGGGGAAGGTCGCGCCTCGCTCCCCACTTCGTTCACCCGATCGGCGGTCGCGACCACGGATCCGGTGAACCCGGATGTTCCATGTGGAACCGATGACCACCGACGACGAACTGA